ACCGCAATTATGAATCCAGAGCAAGAAGATTATGCTGTGGATTTAATCATGCAATACCTAAAGGCTGTAAAGCCAAGGGATGTCAAAAAAGCAGTTAAAGAACTTCGTGAAACTGGTTCGGCTAATTTGCCAGAAATATTTGTTTCTAAAAACCAGCCGTGCATTGTTGCCCTCAAGCCCTATGACGAAATTTCGTTTCCCCCAGAAACAATCGACATTCAAAAGGCTAGAGTTATTTTTAGACGCACCTTTGTGTCTGAAGTTGAACTCAGAGGTATGGCGGCTATGGAAGAATGGTCTGAGGAGTTCGTTGAACAGGCAGTCAGAACCGCTGGTCTACAGTCGCAGTTCAATGACCCAAACTTACTCCCCGCCGCCGCCTTAATTAATTATCAAGTCAGCAGACAAGACAACCTTATTGAATTAGTTTACGCCTACAGCCGAAACATTGACAAGGACGGAGTTAGCGGAGTGTATCAAACAATATTTAGCCCTCAGTCTAATTCTGATATGTACGCCTCGCATGGTCTTCTTGGCTATGCTCACAATAAGTATCCCTTTGTTATTTCCCGCAGGGAACGCACTCGTAGAGCCATTATTGAGTCTCGTGGTGTCCCCGAAATTGCAATGACTGACCAAGAGGAAATTAAAGCCCAGCACGACTCTGTTCGTGACCGCACGGCTTTTACTACACTTCCTCCCATCCTTGTTAAGAAAAGATTGGGCGGTATCAATAGAATTGCCCCAGGAATTCATCTTCCTGTTACCAGTCCAGATGACTATAAGTTCATGCCTACACCCACGGGTGAAACAGGCACAGCGTTTAATCTTATCGACAGAGTTGAGATGAACCACGCCTCGTACTTTGGTCTTCCTCATCCTAATATTGTCCCCCAGAAAACGCAGACAACCCAACAGTTTATTATTAATAACTGGTTAGATGTTTGGAGCGAAGCGTTTGCAATGACATTCTCTTTAATGCTTCAATATATGGAGCAATCAGAAATTGAGTCTATCACGGGAAAGCCCCTTCCCCAGAACATTAGTTCTATTAGCAATATGTTTGATTTCCAAGTAAAGTACGATGTCCGTGAACTTGACACAAACTTTGTCATTGAGAAACTAAAGGCTATCACGCAATTTGTTCTGCCGCTGGATGCTGGCGGTGTTATTGACAAAAATAAATTGGTCAAGGCGGCTATTGAGGCAATTGACCCAGACAAGGCTAAGGAATTAATTATTAACACGGGTACGGCTTCTCAGTTGCTCTACAAGGATATTCAATCTGACCTAGGATTGATGATGCTTGGTAATGAGGCAAACTATGTTGAAAACGACCCGTCAGCCCCGACTAAATTGCAATATCTTCAAGACATCATGAGCAAAAACCCCAAAGCACAACAATCTATGCAGTCTGACCCGCATTTCCGTTCTCTGTTAGAAAACTACATGAAGAACTTACAGATGTCTGTTAGCCAACAACAAAACAAACAGATTGGGCGTACTGGCGTTACCCCTGTTGCTGAACAGGCAGGAAATCAAATGCAACAACAGATACAACAGGCTAATGATATGCAGGGCGAACAAGAGCAACAGATGCAATGAGTTTGCCACAACAAATTATTGTAGGATTGTCGTTTGAAAAAAACAACGAACTCTGGAAGGCAGTTTTTTTAATGTTAAATGCCTCTATTGAGGCAGAAACTGTTAACGCTATTTCTAAAGAAAATAAAGGCGAAGACAGGGCTTGGCATTGCGGCAGGGCTGACGCATTAAACGCATTTAAGGAAATCCTTGTTAACACCCGCAATGATGTTCTCCGTGACCAAGGTAGACCCGCTGAAGACCATTCTCCGTCAGAAAATGGTATGTAAGGCATTATCATCTTGCTCGTTCACTTTTTAGGTTATAACTGACCTATAGTTCTGGGACTATAACACCCTGCCTACGAAATATAGGACTTTAGACCTTATCTAATGAATACAGACAATCAATCCGACCTTGGGACGGAATCAAATAACCCCACGACCAACGAAGGTACATCCACTCCCTTCGATATCAGTAAACTCGCTGACATAGTTAGCGGTTCGTTCCTAGGTGGTAAGGAATCGAGTGCGGATTCACCCGCAGACGAAAATGGTGAATCGGAGGCTCAAGCGACCTCTGAGGAAAATGTTCATTCACAAGAACCCGAAACAACTACCGAACAGGAACAGTCCGCAGATTCCGAGGAAACCGAAGAAACCAAATCTGAAGACGAAGAACTTGAACGGGGGTTGCCCAAAGGAGTAAAGAAACGCATCGACAAACTCTCTGCTAAACGCAGGGAAGCCGAGGCAGAAGTAGAAAGATTAAAAGGAGAACTGGAAAGACTGTCGCAAGAGGCTACCAAGCCAGCACAGACTCCTACCCCCCAAAATCCGTATGCTAACCTGTCTACACTTGAAGAAGTTAATCTTGAGGCTACCCAAGCCAAGCAGATTAGGCGTTGGTGCGAATTAAACCCCGATGGTGCAGTAGTCACGAACAAAGATGGCTCTGAGATAGATTATTCTGCTGAGGAAGTCCGAAACATTAAGATTAAAGCCCTTGATGCCCTTGAGGAACACCTCCCAGCCCGTGCTCAGTATTTGCAAAATTATATGCAAATGGAACAGGTGGCGGTAAAAGAATATCCTTGGTGGAAGGACAAATCAGCAAAGGAAAGACAAATTGCTGAATCCTTTATCAAACATTTCCCAGAAATCCAGAAGTTCCCCGACTATAAGGTGGTGGTAGGAGATTACATCCGTGGCGTAAATGCCCGTGAAGCCAAGGCTAAGTCCTCTGGTACTCCTGTAAAAGCCCCATCCCAGCCTAGACCTACAGCATCTCCTGCCCGTATCCCTCAACAGGATGCAAACAGCCAGATGGCAAAGAAGCGTTTTACTGTTTCTGGAAGTCGTGATGACCTATCTTCTATAATCGCTAACCGATTCCTGTAATCACCCCCAAACCTATATACACACATGGCTAACCTCACAGAACCTACATTTGGTACAAACACAGGCAAGCGAGAAGAACTCGCTGACCTCATCGCCCTCGTCGATGCTAAAGATACCCCCTTCACCTCTATGGCGAAGAAGGGTAGCAAACCTGGAAATACCCTTTTCAGATGGCAAGCCGATTCCCTCCCCACCCCGAAGATGACTGGTACAGTCGATGGCACGGATGTCACCGCCTACGACAACTATGTCAAGGATGGTGCAACTGTCTATCGTACTGAACTCAGCAACTACATCCAAATCTTCCGCAGAGCCGTCCGTGTGTCCCCGCTTACGCAGGATGTCACAACAATCGCTGGCGTTAGAGATGAACTCGCTAACAATGTCGCTAAGGGTATCCAAGCCCTCAAGCGTGACATGGAAGTCACCCTCTGCTCTAACAATGGTGCTCAAGCCGATGACGGCACTCTGCCCTACCTTACCCGTGGTCTCAACAAGTGGCTTCAGCCGATTGCCACCAAGGATACAATTCTGCCCGTCCTCGACAAGTTCTGCACCCCTGCGGCTAATCGCTCGACAGTTGGTACAGCCGCCCTCACCGAAACAGTTGTTCAGAACATTCTGACAGGCATTTACTCCCAGACTGGTCAATACAGAGACTATGACGCTCTGGTTGGCACAGCCCTCAAGAGAGCCTTCACAAACCTCGTCTTCACAACTGCCTCTTCGGGTAGCACAAACACCCAGACCGCCATTCGTACCCTCAATCGTGATTCAGACTCCTCGTCTTATGTCTCTTCGGTTGATGTCTTCGAGGGCGATTTCGGTAAGTTACGCCTCCACCCCTCCCACTACCTCAATGCTACCGCTGGCGTTGGTTCGACCTTCCAAGGTTACATCATCCCCTTCGACCAAGTTGAAGTGCGTTATGGCGGTAATGTCGCTGGTGTCACAGCCCTCACCAACAATGGTGGTGGCGAAGCCCGAATGATTGAAGCGGTTGCTGGACTCTGCGTCTACAACCCCCTCGCCTTCGGTGTCTTTGACTTCACCGCCTAATCGCTGAGGTGTCAGACCTTATACAAAGTCTGGCTGATGCAATTCCCTCCCACCTTAGAAATAGGGTGGAAAGGGAACTCATCAACGGCTGGAGGATGTCTGAGGTTAAGGCTAAAACAACGGCAAAGCAATCTGCTGTTTTTAATCACGCCAATGAAGCACATAACATTGATGGCGTGGGTCGCTTAAAGGCGAGAATACCAGTCGAAGCGTGGCACTATTGGGGTCAACGCTTAGGATATGAGTGCTGGGAGGACAATCAGTTTCTTGATGAATTTCTCCGAGATAACCCCGAAACAGCCATAAGAAACTATGCAAAGCGTACTGTTGTTAATGGTGCTCTTTTTACAGGTGACGGATATCTAACCAAATGAGAACTGCTGACTTTTCTAAAGTCCTATTTGACGCTCTCCAGTATTCTGGAAACGACAGGCACAACATCACGGCTGAGACATTTGCTCAGTTCCGTGATTTTAGTTCTGCTCGTATGCGTGAGGCTTGGGAGTCTAATCAATGGGCAGATATCTGCCGCCTGTCCCCTTTCACGGCATCTATTGATGCTAACAATGTTGCCTTCTTTACTCCAGTAGAGGAGTCAGACGAAATCCTTGGTGTGTTCTCCCGCAACCCCCAAGAAACCACCAAAGCGGTGCAAATCAACTACCAGATTTACGACTCTGGTTCTGTCAGAAAGGTTATCATAAACAACCAACTGGCTAGTGGGTTTTATTTATATCGAAAGGATTGCCCTTCCTTTGAGGGAGAACTTTACAGTCCTTCGGTAGTCTATCACCAAGGCGTTCAAGTCTATTTTGATTCTGGGTCTGGTACAGGCTCTTATGTCCCAGTTTTAGGCAAGCCCTATTCTGGAAACTTTTACACTTGCACAGTTGTTTCTACTACTGCTGGGCAAAACCCAAATTCGCACCCCGCTTCTTGGACAAAGATTGAAATACCTTATATCTTTTCCTCTTTTATGTCTTGGGCTTCTGCCGCTAACTGGATGGTGTCCGAAGGGCAAATTGAAGAGGCAAGCGTTATTGAGGCTAAGGCTAAAGAAGTCCTTGAGTTTGAATACGATAAATTCTTGCGTCAACAAGGACAGTTCGGCAAAATTAATATGACAAACACTTACTAACTACAAAAATGGCTCACATCTCATTCTCCTCTCCCTTCCTCCGTGGTTTTAACCACACCGAAGTTATTATTGGCACATCTGCTTCTACCGCCCTTGTTGCCGCCATTACCCCCGAAAGACGGGTCAGCGTCATCATCCAGAATCAACACGCTACGGCTCTGGTGACTGTTATCTTTGCGGACTCTGGCTCTACTGGTCTGAATGTCAAGGCTGGCGAAAGCATCTCCCTCGACAACTACAACGGCATCGTGCGTTGTGTTTCTGACACCGCCTCTACCCCTGTCCATATCGCCTACGCCACAGCCTAATGGCGGTTAACCTACATCGGATAGGCACAGGCATCTCGTCTGGCAGAAGCCGTAATGGGTTCGGAAACATCGTGTCGTTCCCTAGCGTCCCTGCTGGCTTCCCTGCGTTTGGAACTGTGCTGTCTACTGCTTACGGAGTGGATTGTGAAGCAGGGGCTACTGTGTATTCAACCTATCTTTCCAGTAATGTTTATTCTCAAACTTGTGATGTAAATACTGTAGCAGACGGAGTTGGCGGTTCTTTCGTAGATTGGGGTGTTGCTACAAACATTCAAAACCAGTTATATGGAACGCATATTGCTAACGGCTCTGCTATCCCAATGTATCCAGTAGAAGTTCCTACTAGTTCTGGAAGTTTTTATAATTCAGCAATTTCTGACGACAGCGAAGAAATCCACGATGGCGGCGGTTTGGCTATAATTATTCCTACTGGCTTTGATAGTTATCACTCTGATGGAACTTTCATTACAAGTGCTGGAAACCAAGATAATACCACACAAGTTCCTGCTGGGCTTGGTAACTCTTACTCAAATGGGACATATATTGATTATAGTTATGTTTGGGATGGCGTAGGCGATTTCTACCAAGACGGAGGAACAACTAATGGTAGTTATCACCCCGCTGGGACAGAGGTTGATAGC